GCCCAGCAGTAATGCCAAGCGATTTATTCATTTCACCGAACGTTTGCGTCGCGTTGTTTCGAAGAACGGTCATCGCCTGCGACAATGTTTTGGTAGTTTTTCCGAATTTATCATCCGTTTCGGCTGCAATATCCGCAAAAGCTTCGCGCATAACTTGTGCCGTAATCTTGCCTTGCGGGGCAAGTTTCAACAGTTCGCCGCGCGTAACGCCCAAGCGTTTAGCGATTGCGTCGGCGGCAATCGGCATATGTTCCATTATGGAACGGAATTCGTCGCCGTCAAGCTTGCCTTTGTTGAAAGCTTGGGAAAGTTGCAGCAACGCGGAACCGGCTTCGGTAGAAGTTGCGCCAGATACGATAAGCGATTTGTTAACGGTTTCGGTAAGGCGCAACGATTCAGCTTGCGAAGCGCCAAGCCCTTTCATTGCCATATCAAAGCGCGTAAAAGCCTGCGCTGTTTCCTGTACCGGCGTTCGCGTCTTATTGGCTACGTCAAACAGTTTGTTGGTAAGTTCCGTAACCTGTCGTTCGGAATCCGAAACGTTTTGCAACTTGTTTTGAAGTACCGTATAAGCGTCGGCACTTTGCAAAATGGCTTGCGCCGATAGACCTACGCCGACAAGCGCAGCCGCCCCGCGAACAAACGACATAATCGACGACGCCGCGCGCTGCGACGATTGCGCGGCCCTGTCTTGGGCCTGTTGTAGCCGAAGCGCAGCCAACGCCGCCCGGTCGCTTGCCGCCGCCGCATTGGCCGTTTGCGTAGCCGTGCGGGCCTGTTCGGTTGCCAGACGTTGCGCGGCTGTCTGGCCTTGCGCTTGGGCCGTATTGGCGCGCGTCGTTGCTGCGGCTAGGTTTTGGGCTGCGGTTTGGCTTTGCGTTGCTGCGGTCGTAACGCGCTGTTGCGCTGCGGCGGCTTGCGCGGCTGCGGTTGCGGTTCGCTGTTGTTCGGTTGCCAGACGTTGCGCGGCGACGGCCCCGGCTTGAAGCTGGCGCGTAGCATTGGCCGAAGCGTTAATAAGTTGCGACAACCCGCCGACATTGATTGCGGCAAGTTGGGTTTGCAAGTTCTTAACGGCGGCGTCGGCGCTTCGGGCTTCGGTTGCGATTCGATTAAGCTTCGTCGAAATAGAAGGCGAAACCTTATCGGCAATTTCGATGCTAATATTTTCGTCTGCCATTTCTTAGCCCTTTATCTTAAAATTCTTGCGCATCTTGCGGCCAATTAAAACCGCACGTTCGACAAAGCCCGCCGGGGCTTGCTTAGAATACCCGTCGTTTAATCGACGAATATACGGTAATACGTTGCTTATGTAGATTGTAACACCGGGGCGCTTTTGCTTCAACGCATTCTTCGCGGCGTCAATAGTCGATTGCGCGCTTGAATTGCGGGTTGAACCGCCTTCGCCGGGATAATACGGGGGTATTTTCGAATCAACCGGCGAACCAAGCGAAACTTGCCAGTTCGACAAAGCTTGCGAAGTATCAACGGGCGTTTTAAACGCCAAGTCGCCGACAATGGTTAAGGCCGTATCGACGGCGAGTTTAGACGCGGCTTCGTCGATTGCCTTAGCCTTCTTTTCCAAACTTGTCGCCAAATCCAATAAGCCTTTTGCCATTACTTCGCCTTTTGTTTTGCTTCCATTTTCGCCGAAATCCGTTTAAGGTGTTCGCCGTCCATTCTACGAATGAAAAAATGCAAATCTTCCGTTTGTTCTTCGTCGAACTCAAAAGCCCTTGCGTAGTCTTGCACGCTAGACCACGGAATAGCGGTCGGGGCCATAGCGTGCGAACGTTCGCAATCCAAATCAAAAAAGGCTTGCATATACAACTGCAAGCCCTGTTGAAGTTCCGGCGCGTTGGCGATGCGGTCGGGTATTGGTTGCCCGGCGCGCATCGCCTGTTTCGCTATTGTCTGTTCGATTGGGCCAAGTTCCAACAGATACGCCAAAACTTCGTTTAGTTTTTTACTTCTTCTTCCAACGCGGCATCGCGGAAGTTCGCCGACAACTTGGCTTCTTCCTGCAAACGTTCATACACTTCCGGCAGGTCGGTAAAAAGCTTCACGGCTGCGGCTTTGGTGAATTCCAGCGGCTTACCGTCTTCGCCGCGAACGTTCTTCCAGCCCTTCAAGACTGTATCGACGAAAACGCCCATAAAGATTTCTTCGGCCTTGTCGTTGTTCATCGTGCCAAGTTCGATTTGACGACGATAAGGGCGGGTCGCGGCTTCAAGCGCCTTAGAATAACGCTTGTTCGACTTGCCCATGCGCGAAACAACGAAAGTCGGAATCGAACCGTCTTCGTTTTCGGCTTCGGTCATTTGAACTTCGACGCCTTCCATTTCTTTTTCGCTGTTCGTAGCGAATTGCTTATAAAGCGACATTTGTCTAACTCCTTCGAAATTTGAGAAAAAGGGCCGGAACTTCCCGGCCCTTTAATGATACCGCAATTACTTAGGCATTGCCACATTCGGCAGATACGAAAACGCTTCGTAAAGCATCGTATAGCCGTTCGGGTTTTCCGCGCCTGCCGGTTCCAGCGGAACAGTAATCGGCGCGTCTTTTTCAACGGCCAGACGACCGCCGCCAAGACCAAGCAACGGAATATCGAAGACAAAACCGGCATTCTTCGAAGCGCCGATAACAGACAAGCCAACGTCGGCATTTTGGCGAACCGCGCGAACAGCCGAAACCGTCGTAAAGTAAGCCGTAATGGAACCGCCGACTTCGAAGTTACCCGCCGTCGTATCGAATGCGCCAAGAATACCGACGGCCTTGTTCGGCGAAACGTTGTTGTTAATAGAAACGTTCGCTTCGGAAACGTAGCCAAACAGCGCGGCGGGGTTCGAAGCGGTCGGGTCGATTACCGCCATTTTGATTCGGTAAATGTCCGAAGACGTGTTAAACGCATCTTCGCCAGCCGCCGAAACGCGCGTTCCCGACTTGATTTCGTCGCCAGCTTCGCCCGATTTGTGGGTATTGTCGCAAGCGATAAACGTAAGGTCGGCGTTCAACTTGTCGGCCTGCGGAATGTTCAACGTAAATTCGTTGGCTACCGCACCTTCCAAATATTCGGCTTGGGTCGAAGTCGGGCCGCTTCCCAACTGGCGTTCAATTTGATACGAACGACGCTTGATAAGCGAAGGCGTCTTTTCGTTCTTGATAACAGTTCCGACGAAGATACGAATAAGCTTGCCGGTTCCCGCTTCGGTAACTGGCGTAAATGTCGTATCGTCGAAAACAAGCGACTTCGCCGCAATCGACTTAATGCGCGCATAGCCCACATTATTAGCGAAACGGTTTGTCGCACTGTCGCCGCCAATGAAGACCCAAGCGCCGGGAATCAGATTCGGAAGGGTCGTAAAGTCGGCGGCGGTTGCCACAAGCGAAGGAATGCCGGAAGTAACAGCAAAGTTAATATCGGCGGAAGCGAATTCAAAACCGACCGTTTGCAGCGTTGCAGCGGCGGGCGGCGAAGCTTCGTCGGCGACAACTTCGGTAACGACAACCGTTCCAGCGGTCGAAGAAACTACGGTTTTAAGACCGTTGTTCGCGGCGTTGCTAAAACCCGAAGCAAGAACGATTTGTTTTGCAAGGAACGAAGCAAGGCCGGTTGCTGCGGCGTAAGTCTTCGACGATGCGGTTACGCCGGTTACGGCAATTGCGGTTGAGTTAAGCGGCTTCGTCGAAGGCAGTTCGCGCGCATTGGCGAAGAAGAAGCCTTGAAGCAAGCGCGTAAGATTCGACTTCGTAAAGTCGATATTGAAACCGCCCGAAGCGTCAAGGTCGGTAATCGTACCTTTCTTGTTTTGCCGCGAAGGGTCGATAGGCGCACGCGCAACGGTCGAAAGTTCGCCGCCGAAATCCGAATAGCTGTTGGGTTCCAGCCCGTACCAAACGGGCGTACCCGGAAGCGTTTTCAGCGTCGTTTCTTCCGCGAATGCAAGGCCGGTAATGTTGCTGTCGATTTTGTTAGGCATTTTAAAAACTCCTGTTAAGAAACTTCGTCGTATTCGTATTCGGCAACGACGTTAA